GAGTTAGACCGACGCAAGTCTAGGGCAGATCTTTTAGCTGAAGTAGATGCTTTCTTTAAAGGATAGGTAATGGAAAACAATGTTATCATTGACACGAGTGGTGGCAGCGATGTTGAAGCAGGCATAGAGTTTATCTACCACATGCGGGAGCATATAGTGGATGTTACCGTGGCTACGGTTTATGGCCTTGTGGTCTTTGCTGTTGTGTTGTGGCTAAAGAAGAAGTTCTCCACTTGATGTGGGTTCTTGTTTGGGTACAGATAATATCAGGAATGCCTGCTGAGTATTTTCAGTTAGGCGTGTATGAAAGCAAGACTGTTTGTGAACAAGTAAGACAAAACGCAGAAATGATGGTAACGCACAACGGCATTGTTGTAGCGTGTTTAGGAGTAGAGCTATGAAATTTATTGTAAAATGGTATAACAGAATCCGAGATCGGTTCAGTGGTGTGGTTTACCACGAAAGCCCTGTAGCCAAGGTTAAAGTTAGTTCTAAGAAGAAAAAAGGAAAAAAGTAATGGCCTTTAAACTAAGTTCACGAAGCGAGGCCAAGCTAGAGGGACTAGATCCACGGCTTGTTGCGGTTGTTAAATTAGCTATCCACAAAACAAAGATTGATTTCGGTGTGATATGTGGCATGAGAACTACGGAAGAGCAGAAGGCTCTTGTTGCAAAGGGCGCAAGCCAGACAATGAAGTCCAAGCATCTTCAGGGCTATGCGGTAGACTTAATGGCCTACATTGGCTCTCGTGCATCTTGGGAATTGAATTTGTACGATGACCTTGCAGACGCTATGGCTGAAGCGGCTAGAGAGGTAGACGTTCCTATTCGTTGGGGCGCGGCATGGCACATATCAAACATAGCCCAGTTTAAAGGCAGTATGGAAGAAGCTATGAATGAGTATGTTGATACAAGAAGGACACAAGGCCGTCGTCCGTTCATAGATGGGCCGCATTTTGAATTAATGGTATAACTCTCTCTTGCCTTTTTAAAAAATACAGGTAGTTTGCATATCAGACAAACTGGGATTTTATAGGAATGGATGAGATATTTATTGCGGAAGCAGTATTTCGTATGATACGAGAAAGGAGACAGAACATTGTTGACGTACTTCAATACAATAATGTTACGTCAATAGAGCATTATCGTGAGCTTATGGGGAATTTAGATTCTCTGAATCATGTGGAACAGGAACTCAAGGGCCTGCTAGATAAACAGGAGCGTAGCATTGAATAAAGCGCAAAAAATAGACTTGAAATCAGTAAAAGAGGCCGTTGCAGGTCTCGAAAAAGAAAAAGTACTTGACCCTGAAAAGATTGGGGAAGGTCTCTTAGAAAGAATGCCCGGACCAACAGGTTGGCGACTGTTAATTCTTCCGTACCGCGGTAAGGGTAAAACAGAAGGCGGTATCTATCTTCCAAACAATGTTGTTGAAGAGAACGCTGTTTCGACCCAAGTAGGATACGTCCTAAAGGTTGGTGAACTAGCGTATCAGGACTCGGAAAAGTTTCCAAACGGTCCGTGGTGCGCGAAGGGTGATTGGGTAATGTTTGCCCGTTACGCTGGGTCTCGCTTCAGAATTGATGGCGGGGAGGTTCGTATTTTAAACGACGACGAGATTTTGGCAACGATCCAAAGTCCCGAAGATGTTTTACATTTCTAGGAGTTGAAAATGAGTGAAGTAAATCAAATTGAATTAGATTTAGACGCGGAAAACCCCGAAGGTCTGGATGTTGAGGTTTCTACGGAAGCTGAAGGTAAAGAAGAAGTTGGTAAGGATGATGCTTTTGACCGCGCTGAAAACGCGACACAGAAGCGTATTGACCGTCTTACCAAGAAGATGCGCGAGGCAGAGCGTCGTGAAGCCGAGGCTTTAAACTTTGCAAAGCAGGTTCAGGGAGAATCCCAGCAACTTAAAAGCCGCATGGCTAACTTGGATACCAGTTACGTTAATGAGTATACGAACCGTGTTACCACGCAGATGGGTCAGGCGGAACAAGAGTATGCTCGCGCTATGGAGATGGGCGACAGTCAGGCAGCGGTTGAAGCCAACCGTAAGTTGACGGCGCTTTCTATTGAGAATGACCGCGCCTCTCAGGCGAAGGCTCAACAGGAACGTGCCAATGCCCAGCGCTCACAGCAGGTTGCACCACAGGCGCAACAGCAACAGCAACAGCAGCAAGCCCCAGAGATTCGAAGACCGGATAGGAAAGCGGAAGATTGGGCTGAGAAAAATGAGTGGTTCGGCCAAGACGACGCTATGACTTATGCGGCTTTTGGGATCCACAAAACACTTGTCGAAGAAGAAGGGTTTGACCCGAAGAGCGATGAGTACTATAATGAACTTGACCAGCGTATTTCGAATAAGTTTAATACGCCATCAAACAACACTAGCAAACGTGCCGTCCAGACGGTTGCTGGAGTTTCAAGACCTAATTCTGGGCGCAGTAGTGGGAAAAAGGTTAGACTCACCCCTAGCCAAGTCGCAATAGCGAAAAAATTGGGTGTGCCGCTAAGTGAATACGCAAAATACGTGAAGGATTAAAACTATGACAGAAAATAAAATCGATAGAACGCCTCACGCAAACAAAACACGGGAGAAGACGGCTGCGCGTAAGCCGTGGGCTCCACCGTCTATGTTAGATGCACCACCTGCACCGGATGGTTTTAAGCATCGTTGGATCCGCGCCGAAACGCGTGGCTTTGATGATCGTAAGAACATCAGCGCTAAAATGCGCGAAGGTTGGGAATTAGTCCGTCAGGATGAATACCCCGACTTTGAATCCCCGGTAGTTGAATCAGGTAAGTATGAAGGTGTCTTCGGCGTTGGCGGCTTAATGTTAGCTCGTATACCTGTTGAAACAATTGCTGAACGGACGGCCTATTTCGCTAGTCGAAACAAAGACCAGATGGAAGCAGTAGATTCCGACATGATGCGAGAGAACGCACACTCAACCATGACGATTAGTAATCCTGATCGTCAATCTCGCGTAACCTTTGGCGGCACTTCGAAATAGGCCGTCTTTTTTAAATGGAGCTAAGATATGGCTAATACACTAACAGGTGGCTATGGTCTTCGTCCTATTAGTAAGGTTGGTGGTAACGTTAACTCAACTGGTATTACTCAGTATGAGATTAAAAGTGACTACTCAACTGCTATTTACAACGGCGGTATTGTTATTCCGGTAAGCACTGGAACTATCAACATCACTGATCAAGCGGTTGCTCCGCTTGGCGTAATGGCTGGAGTCGAATATGTAGACTCTACTACTAAGAAGCGAACCTTCCTAAACTACTGGCCCGGTTCGGGCAACGTAAGCGTTGACACAAACTTTCCGATTCTGGCGTCTGTATATGACGACCCGTTTCAGTTATTTGTAGTTGCAGCAGACGGAACAAACACAAGCAAAGCGACAGCACAGCTTGATGTTTTCCTAAACTGCGACATGGCAGCAGTAAACGGTGGAAGCACTAGTACTGGAATGTCTTCTGACATGCTAGATATTAGTTCAGCAGCAACAACTAATACGTTGGATGTTCGGATTGTAGGTCTCTATCAGGACCCTTCAAACGAAGATTATTCTGCTGTAGGGCATCAATACATTGTTCGCCTGAACGGTCACTTCAACAACGGTAATACTATCGCTGTTGGCACTTACGCAACAACTGGCATATAAGGGGGTTATAGAATATGGCTATTTCTCGCGCACAACTAGCGGCAGAGCTAGAACCCGGCCTAAATGCTTTGTTTGGGCTTGAGTATGATCGTTACGAAAACGAGCATGGCGAAATTTTTGACGAAGAAAGCTCAGACCGAGCTTTTGAGGAGGAAGTTATGCTCGGTGGTTTCGCGGCAGCACCACTTAAAGGAGAAGGCACTGCCATCTCGTTTGACGATGCTCGTGAAACATACACTGCTCGTTATACTCACGAAACTATCGCACTTGCGTTTTCAATTACTGAAGAAGCTATTGAGGACAATCTTTATGATCGTCTTGCTTCTCGCTATACGAAAGCACTGGCTCGTTCGATGGCTCAGACTAAGCAGATCAAAGCGGCTGCAATTCTGAACAATGCGTTCTCTGCTACGGGCGGTAACGCTCTTGGTGATGGCGCAGCACTTTGTTCAGCGGCACATCCGTCTTTGTCCGGTAACCAGACCAATCTTTTGGCAACTGCGGCAGATCTCAACGAAACCTCTTTAGAGCAGATGTTGATTGATGTTGCAGGCTTTACTGATGAGCGTGGTCTTAAAATTGCAGTTCGTGGAACGAAACTTATCATTCCAAAAGAGCTTCAGTTTATTGCAGAGCGAGTTCTTAACTCAAATCTGCGTAGCGGAACTGCTGATAACGAC